AAGACTTTAAAGTATCCAAAGAATCAAGGCATTTACTGCCTGACAAAAGATGAATGGCTACAGAAGCCTCGTAAGATTGATTATGATTTTAAGAACGATCATCTTCTAAAACAAAAAGTCTCTCATTACATGCATGCAATAGATCACATGATCAATTCTAAAATGGGAGTCGATGCTTTTGAAAATATGAAAGCTCGTTTTAAGAATATGCGCACAGCTTCTCTTCAACAGTATGGCGAGTTCGGTAGAGAGAATCTTGTATTCAAGGAACTACGTAATCGTGGTTACATTGACAAAATGAATAAATACGAAACATCGCTTAAAGACAAAGAGTTGTCTTTAAAATAGAACTTTTCTTTTCCTAAAATACAGTTTATAATATAATGTCTAGTGTGGAGGATGTAATGGAAATGAGTAGCGATCTAGAATTTATGGTTGAGACAGATATGATCTTACAGGGTTACAATCCATATAACCCTGATGAAGTAAATATATATTGGGAGATTTATTTTAATGGCTATTGAGATTTATTCAAAAAATAATTGTTCTTTCTGTGATCAAGCAAAACAAATGCTTCGTATGCACGGAAAGGATTTCATTGAGTATAAGTTAGACGAAGACTTCACACGAGAAGTTCTGCTAACAAAGTTTCCTGAAGCTAAGACGTTTCCTGTAATTGTCCTCGATGGATTTAACATCGGTGGCTTTGAGCAGTTGAAGCGACATCTTACTGAGGAAACATCAGACTCTCGTAAGATTCTGTTGGAAGATAATTATCACGGAGCATAAATTATGGCTATGTATGAACGCAACGTGTTGCTTCAAGATCTGCGCAAGAATGTAATGGCAGTTCATTTCACAAAGGTAAATGGTGAAAAGCGTGAGATGCGTTGCACTCTTATGCCACAACTTCTACCACCCAATTATGTAAACGAAGAGACACAAGAAAAAGATTTCCATGACAAGAACCAAGATGTTCTTGCTGTATGGGATGTGATGAAGGGTGGATGGCGTTCTTTTCGCATCGACTCTATTGAGTATGTTGAAATTTTAGATCCTTATCAATACTCATAGGAGAGATACATGAGCGAAAAGACCTATTGGGGACATCATCTTATTATTAATGCAGGTGAGTGTAACCACAACACTATTACAGATTATAATACAATCCATGAATTTACTAAGCAGTTAGTCAAGGATATTGACATGGTTGCTTATGGTGAACCACAGATTGTAAAGTTTGGTACAGGTAATAAGGCTGGTTATACTCTNGTTCAATTAATTGAGACAAGTAATATTTGTGCTCACTTTGTTGACGAGACAAATGATGTCTACTTAGATGTCTTTTCTTGCAAGCCATTTAATGAAAAAGCTGTAGTCAATCTCGTTAAGGTCTTCTTTGAAGCAAAGAAGATTGAAACTGTATTCCTTGACAGACAAGCGTAATATATAACAGGTGGCGATTAATCGCCACCATTTATTATTGGGGTGAGAAATGGTAAAAGCAGTATTCCTTGACCGTGATGGAACTATTAATGAGCTCGTGCATGGAAGAGAAAACCCAAAGCATGTTTGTCCTTGGTATTTTGCAGAATTCAATTATATTGATGGTGTTGAAGAGGCAATTAAAGGATTAAGAGCTCTTGGGTTTTCTTTGCATGTTGTAACAAATCAACCAGATGTTGATGATGGATATACAACAGAAGATACTATGAATGTTATTCATCAATGTCTCAAAAATGATTTGAATGTAGATACAATTCAGGCAGCAAGAACACGTGGAACTGAAGAGTATAAACCTAATCCTGGTATGTTAAATAAGATCATTAAAGAATGGATGGTTACTAAAGAACGTAGCTGGATGATTGGTGATACATGGCGTGACGTTGTTGCTGGCAACCGTGCCGGAGTCAAGACTATATACCTTGGTGACATTTATAGTGCTCCTTCAGAATGGTTACATATTAAACCAGACTTTTATGCTAAGAACCTTCTTGAAGCAGTAACAATTATTCAACAGAATGTGGGTGGAAATTAATGAGTGGTTTTGAAGAGAATGAAATTTCTATAAAGGCAAATGGTGGAACTGAATTAGTTAAACGTAAGCTTGCTTCTATGCTTCCAGAAAGCTTGCTTGAAGACTTTCAAATTATTTGTTCTAGAACACGTGATTTGGACGAAAACAAAATTCGTATTCTTTGGTGTCATGATCTACCCGAAGACCCTGAATCTAAAAATTTCAGAGACACTGAATGGCGAAATAAGTTTCATAAATTTGTTTTCGTTTCTAATTGGCAGTATAGCCGTTATAATTTGATTCATGGTTTGCCAATGGATGATAAGTCTATTGTTCTAGATCATGGTATTACTCCTGCTCCTGCTTTTTGTTTAGAAAAGCCAGATGATGGTAAGATTCATTTGGTATATACCTCAACACCACAGCGTGGATTGGCTATTCTTGTTCCAGTGTTCGAACATTTGGCTGAAACAAATCCAGATATTCATCTACACGTTTACTCTTCTTTTAAAATCTATGGATGGGAAGAAGCAGATAAACAGTTTGAAGAATTATACGAAACAATTCGTAATCATCCTCAGATGACTTATCATGGTTTCACTCCAAACGAACAACTAAGAGAAGAACTCAATAAGTATCATATTTTTGCTTATCCTTCTATTTGGACAGAGACTTCTTGTATTGCTATGCTAGAGGCTATGTCTGCAGGATTGGTTTGTGTTCATTCGAATCTCGGAGCTCTACCAGAAACTTCGGGTGGTTTAAATGTAATGTATAATGTTAATATGGAAGATGTTCAGAAACACGCTGGTGTATTCGCTGGTAATCTACAAGCAGCTATTCGTCTCGTTCGTGACAAAAAGCAAGACAACATGATCGCCTTTAATAAAGTTTATGTAGATAACAAGAACAATGTAGAATTTATCAAGAACAAATGGGAAGTAATGTTAAACGATCTCAAAGCTGAATATCCCGACGAAGAGTCTCGTAAATTTCCCAAAGAAATGTTTGTCTACAAGGTATAAATACTATTGACTTCTTATAAAATATAAGGTATTATATGTCTAATAATTCGAATAATGTCGTGAGTTTCCCCAAGGGTAAGAACGCTAACAAAGATATTACTCTCGAGGATATCCAACATAATATGGAAATGATGAGACATTATCATATCCAAGAAACTATCCAAAATCTGGTTCCAATGATTTTCAATCAATTAGACATTGCTGGTTTCGGTCTCATCGAAGATGATGTAGATGTCGATGTTAANGATGGNGCACTCATAGTGGAAGCTTTGCGTTCTTTGATGCTAAAGCACTATGATATGCACCATCCTTTTCAGCAGGTGTCCGAAGCTATCTTCGTTCCTCATCCCAAGGAAGAAGGTGCATTTAAGATTGCTGATAAGTTGGAACTAGATCTAAAACCTCTGGATGAACCTGAAGAAACTGAATAGGTGATTTGTGATTATTGTTGACTTGAATCAGGTTATGTTGTCTAATCTGTTGATGCAGCTTGGCAATCATACTAATGCTCAACTAGAAGAAAATATGGTTCGCCATATGATTCTTAATTCTATTCGTTCTTATCGTCAGAAGTTCTCTGATGAATATGGCGAAATGATTATTGCTTGCGATAATACAAACTACTGGCGCAAGCAGATCTTTCCTTATTACAAGGCCAATCGTAAAAAGAATATCGAGAAGTCAGAACTTGACTGGAAGGCTCTGTTCGAATGTCTTAATAAGATTCGTGCAGAACTCAAGGAGTATTTTCCTTATCGAGTTATTGATGTTGAGTCTGCAGAGGCTGATGATATTATTTCCACACTTGTCTCTAAATTCGGCTCAGAACTAAATACTGGTGAGAAAATTCTTATTCTGTCTGGCGATAAAGATTTTATTCAGTTGCACGTTTACCCTAACGTAAAACAATACGATCCTACTCGTAAGAAATGGGTAACGCACGATGATCCTGAACGATTTCTACATGAACATATTCTTAAGGGGGATGCAGGGGATGGGATTCCTAACGTGTTGTCTCCTGATAATTGCTTTGTTGTCGGCGATCGGCAAAGACCGCTAACAGCGAAGAAGATGGAAAAGATTATGGGCACTGATCTAGAAGAAATGGATACAATCACTGCCCGTAACTATTCTCGTAACGCACGATTGATTGATCTTAGCTTTACTCCTGACTCTATTCGTGAGAAAGTTATGGAGCAATATGAAGCTCAGGCAAATCGTGATCGTAGCAAACTACTAAATTACTTTATAGCAAACAAACTCAAAAACCTTACTGAACATTTGAGTGAATTTTAGGAGATAATAATGGCTGTCCTTGGAATGTATGAATTTTTACACAAGGTTTCTAAATTAAAAAAGACGCAAGAAAAGGTTGATAATATAAAAGCTAATGACACTATGGCTCTACGTATTGTGCTACAAGCAGTCTTTGACCCTAATGTCAAGTTCCTTCTCCCAGAAGGAGTACCGCCATATAAGCCAAATGATATTGTAGATCAGCAGCATGTATTCCACAGAGAAGCTGATAAGATTAGATATTTCGTCGAAGGTTTCCATCCAACTCTCAATCAATCAAAGCGTGAAATGATGTTTGTTGAGTTTCTTGAGAGACTAGATCCCGACGATGCAAAGCTTGTCCTAGCTATGAAGGATAAGAAGATGCCATTTCCTGGCATTACCATTCAACACGTAAAAGAAGCACTACCAGGGTTAATCGCAGAATGAGCAAGTCAGCGTTAAAGAAGTTCAAGAAGAACGATTATTCAGATCACGAAGAGTATCATGACGATCCACGTGATCGTGTAAACAAGCGCAAAGAGAAGCGTGTAGAACGTGCTCTTCGCACTAAGGATATCTCTGCTTTGGTTGAAGACGATGAAGACTTTGACATCGGAGATATCTGTTCAGGCACAACTCGTGGTCATGCATGGGAAGATGATTGATGCCTATTTACAAGCTA